TTTCAATACTATTGCGACAATCAAAACTACTACACCTAATGTACCTGCCATAGACATAGCTTCTAATCGCCACATTCTTTTGTCTAAAGTGCATAGCTTATCATCTACTGCTTGATAACGTATGGCACATTCTTTCTCGTGTGCATCTAACTCTAGTTGTACCTTGAGTTCAGGTCTCATATCTAGTTTCATTGTAGCATAATCCTCTTTCTCTTTAACTGATTGTATTATGGTTATTACAGTATGCTTTAACCCTTTACATGAGTTTGGAAGGATGACCAACCAACTTAAATGACTGTGATATTAAACTAAACCAACCAGTACTAATATATTTTTGACAAGAATAAACTGGATTTCCTCTATGAGTATGAGTAAAACTAGCAGGAAAAAAAGAAACCAATCCCTTTTTAGGTTGGACTTTTTCTCCATATTCTATAAACTCGGTTTGTCCTTCTCCTTGCGGAGTATCATTTAAATATATTGACCAAGTTAAAGTTCTAAATGAAGAGTCGCCACCAGCTTCATGTTCTGCGTGCCACGTATGAAAACCGCCTTTAGGTGGAGTTCTTTGTATTTTAATAGCTCCATTTTTAAAGTGTTGCATCCCTAACGATGGATATTCATCTACATATTTTTGTAAATTAATATTGAGAATTTCATTTGTTTCGTTTATTAAACTAGAATCCTCTTCTTCAAGCCATATAGCAAAATCTTTACGAAATCTAACACCACCATTTAGCTCTCCTTTAAAGGGGGCTTTTTCTTTTTCTATTTCATCAAATCTTTTTATCATTCTGTCACAATAGTCACTAGAACAACCATCTTTATAAAGACCAATAAAATTTGTTGGAAGATTATTCACCATCAGGTATTGGGAAATCTGCAATAGTTCCGTATTCACCATCAAGTGCTGCTTGATAAATCTCCCTTCCATGTTGTTCTATGTCGTTTGCTGTTGCTAAAAAACGACAATAGCCATCATTTTCTGTTATACCTAGCCCTTCATAATGTGAGAATTTAGCTTCTAATGATATTTCAGATAAATCCTCTTTAGCATATATTGGATTTTTTGCACCTATAAGAGTTGCCTTATTACTTTGAATAGTTATTGTCATATCTTATCCTCCTATGATATTCGTTGCCAATTAGATGAACCACCACCACTTATGTAACCATGTATTCTCCAAGTTCCTGCTGGATATGAACTACTAAGAGTACCAGACCCTTCTGCATAGTGACCTCTGTAATTATCAGCGTTGTTGCCATAATTTCCCGGATTTAGAGTACCGCCGGGATTCGCAGTTTGGGTCTCATTAAGCATAGCAAAAGACCCAACAGACGCTAAAGCAACCACAGGTATTGAACTAGAAACTGGCAAACTAGTTAAATTAGCCGCACTTACTGCACCGAAAGTTCCACCAGCTATTCTTGCACCATCCATAGTGCCACTTGTTATTTTAGAAGCTGCCAAAGCAGGTATTCTAGCATCTGCAAAAGAACCACTAGTAATTTTAGAAGCTGCCAAAGAAGGTATTCTAGCATCTGCAAAAGCACCGCTAGTAATTTTAGAAGCTGCAAAAGCAGGTATTCTAGCATCTGCAACTGTTCCAGATGTTACTTGAGTTCCATTTAATGCAGTAAGTGCTGCTCCGTTTAAAGCAGGTAAATTACCAGTTAATTTAGTTGCATCTAAAGTTTGTGTACCTGTTACGGTAGTACCACCGACAATTAACGCCATTATATTATCTCCTCTAGTTTAAATTTATATTTTTTGCCATTAAGTCTATTTAATATAAATAAATCTTCAGCACCTTCTTGAATTGTAAAAGAACCTCTAGTTCCATCTACTTCATTATCTCTAGTTGCTGTGTTGTTTAAGTTTATATCGCCAGTATAAATGTCACGAAATTGATAAGAAGAAGACCCTAAGTCAAAAGAATCATTTGTACTTGGGAGTATTGAAGCACCAACAGTTGTGACACCTGTAACCTCAAGAGTACCTGCTATTGCTATGTTCGTGTCAATCTTAGCACTTGTAACAGCATCATTGGCTATGTGAGCAGTGTCTATTGAACCATCTACATATTGGTCACTATCTACAGAGTTAGCAGCCATTTTAGCTACTGTTATTTGTGAGTTAGCTATATGGGCAGTATCAATGCTACCATCTGTGTAATGTTCTGAATTAATAGCATCGTCAGCTATCTTAGCACCTGTAATTGCATCTGCTGAAATATGTATAGTGTCTATGCTTCCATCTACATATTGGTCACTATCTACTGAATTAGCAGACATATGTTCTAAGTCAATACTTCCTGCAGCATAGTGTTCTGAATTAATAGTGTCATCTGCAATCTTAGCACCTGTTACAGCATCTGCTCCTAAAGCAGTAGTATCTACTGCACCTGCTGCAAGGTGTGCTGAAGTTACCGAATCGTCAATAATAGCATCTGTGTTTACAGAGTTCGGTGCTAAATGTTCTGCATCAATTGAATCTGCGGCAATATGTTCACTATTAATAACATCATCAGCTATCTTAGCTGCTGTTATAGCATCTGCGGCTATTTTTTCTGTCGTTACATTTGCATTTAATATTTTTGCAGTTGTTACAGCATCACTTGCTATATGAGCAGCATCGATTGAACCATCTGCGTAGTGTTCTGAATCGATTGAATCATCAGCTATTTTTGTACCATCAACAATATCAGCGGCTAAATGTTCTCTATCAATCGAGCCATCTACGTATTGGGCACTGTCTACAGAGTTAATTGCCATTTTAGCTACAGTTATCTGTGCATCAGCTATATGAGCAGTATCTATACTGCCATCTACGTATTGGTCGCTATCTACAGAGTTAGCTGCCATTTTAGCTACAGTAATATTAGAATCGGCTATCTTAGCTGTAGTGACGTTAGCGTCTAATATTTTTACAGTTATAACAGCATTACTTGCTATACCTCCTGCAGCAATTAGTGGTCCTTCACCTGATGTGCCATCGTGTGTATGTCCACTACTGCCATTAAAGGCAGATTGGACTGCATCAAACTCACCATCGAGGTCTGATGCGTTAATAACGTTCCCATCAGCTATATTATTTGCTGAATCGTTACGAGTATATCCTGTTCCCATTTTTTTATCTCCTAGCGTTAGTAATATACTGCAGGGTAGCAGCGTCTATGGTAAATGTAGCATCTACATTTGTTCCCACGGTTTCGTATACAACTGATACAGTAAATCCTGAACCTATAGTCTGAACTTCGTAAACAGTTTGTTGTTTTCCACCAAATGTAGATGTTCCAAAAGTTCCATTACCATAAGTAAAAGAGCTACCACCATCGTTTAGTAACACTGTTGAATTTGGTTGAACCGTATTAGGCTGGTCAAAATCAAATTTAAGTGTGTAGGAAAGTTCTAGTTCCCCATCCGTGTCTAAATATGTCGTACCTTTATATATAGTTTTTCTGACCTTTGGGTCTCCTAAAGGTATAAAAGGTGTGGCAAATGTTGCAGGTATAACTGCTCCATCTAAACTATTTCCCTGTTCCATTCTATAAATGTAACCATCAGCAGCACCAAAGTATATAAATTCAGTACGACCATCATACTCACTGTACGTTACAAAAGCATTAAAACCACGTAAATCGTTAAAAGCCATTCCTTCTTCTAGCTGTGTAGCTGCTATGCCTTTTGCTGCATCGTTTGTAAAACCTGTATTAAATCCAAATATCCTATATTGACTTTTCTCACGAATTACTGTACTAGTAAAACCATTCGGACTACTAGATACTAAATCTAATACTTCAGCTTGTATTGTTTTTGATACAGCAGCAAGATTAAAGTCTCCAATCTTGTCTGTAGCTGAAAAAAGACGTAACCCATCAGGTCCTAAGAATATAACATCTCCGCCTATTTCTTGGATAGTGTCTTCTGCAACACACCCTAAGTCACGAGATACAGGCTTTAATTGAAAGTCTGCTACACTACTACCATTCAGTATATTTATACTACTTTCACTAAATATTATTAGTTGGTCACGAAACACAATTAATCCTGTAATTGTATCTGTTACATTAATTATACCACCACCGTTAGCAATTGTCAAGTCATTATCTGTATAAGGTGCAGAAAAGATTATTTTTTTTCCATTACCAAATACTAGATGGTTTTTAAAGTTTACTACAAAACTTGCACCTGATACATCAGAAGGTAAAGAACTTAACTGTTCAAATGTAGTTCCATTAAATCTGTAAGGTTTACCTGTTCCATCAACAAGCATAAGTTTTTCTGTACCATCAAAATCATACTTTAAAAATCGTACCTTACCTGAACCACCGATTGTAACACTTGCACTATTATAAGTTGAATTATCACTTATCTGTGTCCATCCTGACCCACTAGACCTAAATAGGTCATTACCTCTTACAGCATATACTTGGTTATTGTACTTATGAATACCTCTGATAACACCTGCATTTGGCACAGCATTAGAATCAAATTTAGAGTATCCTTCTACTCTTCTGTATCCACCAAATATAGAAGGCTCAAAGTTACGTAATATACGTGCTGAACCGGGTGTTTGAAAACCTTGTTGATAAGGAGAAAGGTTTGTTACTAAGCCACCTTTAAATTCATATGAGTAGGTTTGCCATGCGTCTGCCATTAGATAACAGACCTAGAAAATCCCATTCTACCACCACCTGTGCTCTGCGGTATCATTGTGGAACGTAAATAGTATGTTCTATTAATTAATACAATACGCATATTCTTTATGCCTTCATCAAACTTTTGTTTTGCTAACATTGCGTCTTGTGAATTACCACGGAATAAATAAGCATAATGCATTGCTCCATCTACAATAATATGTTTAAATCTTTCAGGAACAGCAGGAACATCATCATATAATTCTAAATCTACAGGCACACGATAGTATTCATATACTACTGTGTAGGCTTTATCAGGTTCAGGTGTAAGTAAATATTCAAGAGCAGGTCCATGTGCTACCATTTGAGGTACACCTCTTCTACCGTTGGTATTGTATTCTTGGTCTACGTACTTATGTAGATATTCTTCGTATGCAAGAATTCCTAATTTTGTTGTGGCATTTCCTAATAAACTATCTTCTTTTATACGAAAGCTATCAAAGTCTACTAATTTAGCATCTTGAGGAAATGAATATCTTGTTACATTAGCAGATAAAACATCTTCTTGTTCTACATGATTAAAGGGCCAATTAAATTCATGTTGATTAATATCACGAAGAGATGCATTGATAGCGTCTTTAACTTGAGCATAAAACCCTACAGCAGTAGCAAAATTGCTTAAAGTAAGTTCTGTTTCATTTAATCTGCGATTTACTTGGTTGACAAGTTCTAAATAATTATAAGCCATTAATTTTCCCTTATTCGCATTTTTACAGTTCTTTCAGCTAAACTGCCTGTACTATCTGTCACACTACAAGTAAAGATGTATTCACGATTAAGTATCCCACCAGCTAAATTTATAGTAGCCACTGTGTTTGTATTTGTCTGTGATATATTTTGTATGCTGTCAGTCACAGAACTAGAAGATGCAGTTGTTAAGTCTTGTCCTGCAGGTAATGTTGTCTTAGCTATTTCCGGTGTTTTAACTGACCATACTACAGAAGAAATAGTAGCTGTGCCAAGAAAACGTGACCAATCTATACTGTAGTCTAATGTTTCATCTGGGTCTTTTGTTGTCCAACGAAATGACATTAACTTCTCCTATGCCGCAACTCTTCGTTCAGCTGCTGTATCTTGCCTTGGTACATATACAACTCTTTTTCTATCGTAGTCCGTTGCAATAAAATTAAAAGTCACTCCTGTGACTGTCGTGTTACCTATATTAAATGCTCCGACTACAGAAGAAATAGAATGTGTGTTACTATGTGTTAGTGTTCCATTGATAGCACCTGTAGCTGAAACGGATTGAAGTCTTTCTTGGACATCTATCTCAAAGCCATCTACTTGTACTTGTTCTACTTGACCTGTAGCTGAAACACCTGTTACACCTGCACTTGTTACTAAGAACACAGTTCCTACAGTACCTGTAGCTGATACAGATTGACATATAAATGGTATGGTTCTAATTAAACCAATTGTTACTGTAGCTGAAACACCTGTCGGTATAATTTCGCTTACATCAACTTCAAGACCATCAAATGCTAAAGATGCAACTGTACCTGTAAGTAGAAAACTAGGAGCATTTATTGTAGGTGAAATGCTACCATAAATAGCTGAACCGTATCGACCTGTTCCATATATAGCATCATTAGCACCAAAAAAGGCTTGAGCAAAAACAGTACCTATTTGACCTGTAGCATATACACCTGTAATTGGTTCTGATGGATTTTCAGATAGGGTATTAACTACTCCTGTCGCTGAAACAGAGCCTAGTGTTAAGCTAGAATCATTGACAGCAGTGACAGTTCTACTTAGTCCTGTAGCACTAACTCCTGTTAATGTAACACTAATAGTAGCACTTGTAGCAGTTACATGTCCTGTAGCACTAACAGACCCTACAACTATGATAGGAGTTACGACACCGAAAGAAGCAGTACCATATTCTCCTGAACCATATATAGCATCATTAGTACCGTAGAACGACATGCTCTACCTCCTTAAGCTATACGTATTACAGCGTTTGAGGCATCAGCAGTTGGAAACTGTATAGTTAAGTCACCTGCAGTAGCAGATACTGTACCACCAAAATCAATAACACAGATAGCAGAGTTACTGTTTGCAGTGTTATATATAATACAGCCACTAGCAGATGTAGTTACGTTGCTAAACACTTCATCAGCAAAGTCTACAGTAGCAGTTGTTCCTGATACAGCAATACTTGGACTGCCTAGTGCTTGACCACCTGCAGAGTAGTTTGTACCACTTGCTTCATCAGAAGCACCTGTTACGTTAGAGTAGTTAGTTGTAGCAACACCATATGTACCTGATGGGGATGCCTTAATAAGTGCTAGTTTAAGTGAGTCAGTATCGAGGTCATGCAGACCACCTAATAACTCAGACTTAAAACTTGTGCACATTGCAGTTGTGATAGCCATTTGAAATCTCCTATAATATCATGTAAAGATAAGAGAGCAAGTTGCCCTGCTCCCTTATATATATTAAGTTAAGCTAAAGTGTCTCTGTCAACTTCATTGGCAGAAGTATCACCTTGAGTGGATACATCCATCATGACAGCGTAAACTCTAAGTTTACCTGCTGTATAAGAAGCACCTGCTCCACCAAAAAGTAAGTCAATGGTATCTGCAGTTCCTGATACAGTGTCACCAGTGATAGCAACGCTTGGTGCATAAACACCATCAGAAGCACCATCAATGTCAAAAGCTGCAACAAACTCATCAACGTCACCACCTGTGAAGCCTAGAGCAGCTGTAGCATCTGTACCTGTATTCATAGTCGCACTTTCAACTACTTCATAACCTGCAGCTATAATCTTATGTCCTGCTGGCACAGTAATTGCTTGTACAGTGTCTGTAGCAGTAGAAGAGATTGTTGCAGCAGTCAAGTCAATAGTATTTTCCACAAAGTATGGAACACGACCACGAGATGAGTTGCCAGAGGAAGCAATAAGTAACGATGTAATATTAGTAGCCATTTATTAATCTCCCTTTAAGCTAAGTGATAAGCGGCAGTACAGATTGCTTCAGGGCGAAGAATCTTTCTACCATATAAATGCATACCACGAACAATATCAGCAAAAGAATCAGGGTCTCTATAAGTCTCTGTCTTGTTGATTTGCTCGGCAGTAGCTATTGATGAAGAGTGACCAGCAACAATAATACCAAAGTCTGTAGAACTATTAGTACCTGTATTAGAAGGTCCTGTTCCTATAGTTGGAAGATTATTGGATTGATACACTTTAAATCCATGAAGGTTATTAAGGATTAAACCATTCTGTAATCCTGAACCACCAAAGTCTGCATCGAACAATCTTGTGTCCTCATCCTTTAGTACTTCAATAAATACAGGGTCTAATACTAACCATCTACCATTAGTGTCAACATTTTGTTGGTCTAATAGTCTTGACATTCTAGCTATAACTGTCAATGGGTTTCTATCTCCATTAGCAGGAGCAGCAGTAGTAGCTCCACCTGTTCTTGGTAAGATAGCCACAGCATCACCTGCTGAACCACCGAAGTCTGCAGCATCAATTTTCATTGATGATAAGAGTTCGTCAGAACCGGCAGTTGATACAGCAACAGTACCGTTAGTGGTAGTGTTAGCTGCGTTTGCAGGACCATGTATAGCTGATTGCTTGTAACCTGACATATAACCAAGTACATCTTGGTCAAATTGGTCGGCTAGTCTGTAAGCTGCTCTATCTGATGCTAACTGTTGAAAGTTAATATGAGAATGAGCTTCTTCAATATCATCCACTTTAAATGCAAAGTAATTAGCTTTGTCAATATTAAGTGAAAATTCTTCGTCATCAAGGTCTTGAGGAGTAATAGTAGTTCCTCTAGTATATGCCTTGACTGTTATTTCTGGTTCTTTGATAACCTTAACGGAATCGCCCATATTAGCAATCTCACCGAAGTAATCATTATTAGTGATTGCATCGACAATAGATGACTTACGAAACGCAAGTTGCACCTGTTTGCTGTAAATAATAGGACTAAAATTACCGTTAGGAAGATTACCGTAGCCAGCTGCTGCTGTAAATGCCATTTTAAAATCTCCTTAAACATTTATATCACACATTAAATGTGTTCTTTTAGTCGTGTTACTTTATAAGGACCATTCATGCGTTGAGGTTGTACGTAGGATAGCTAATCCTGTGTAGGCTCACATAACTGGGTAATCTCTAAAGTTAGTAGTAATATAGCATAAGTATCCAAGAAGGGGTTATGCTATACCTTTAGTTACATATAGTTATACTCATAAATAACTATTTGTCAACATTCTTTTTAATTTATCTTGCCGACCCTGATACATCGTATACAAAGTTGCCAGACCTTATAGCATCCATTATTGTGTCAGCTTGTTTTTCATACTGAGCAGAGGACATTTTTTGAACTTGAGACTCCAGTATTTTTTTACCTGATTCTGTAGCATCAACTTTAGTTCTTGTATTTTTCGTGCTAACATCCATAGCTGCACTCTTATTACTCTTTGTTGTAGTATCCTTACTGATTCCTTTGTCAGATTTGTAGAGGTCAATGGCTCTTGCTGCCGACCTTGCATCATTATCATTTTCATATAGTGCATCTTGTACCCATTTTGGTTGTTCTTCAGCCCACTCATGAAACTCATCGCTGTCTCTTATATTATCAAAGTCAGGGTGAAGTCTCATTAACTCTACTTCAGCTTTCTCTTTTACAGAGTTAGCATCTCTTTCATCTATCTCTTTTATTCTACCTTCTAATGCTAAAGATTGCTCTTGTGCTTTCTTCATTGCTATAGTCTCAACAATAGCAGCAACATCAGGATAATTTCTTGCCCAATTCTCTATGTCTTCATCTGACTTAGGAAGTTTCATTTCATTCTTAGTAGCAGATTCAAGTTGTCTCTTCATATCATCTAATTGCTTTTGAAACTGCTTTTCTTTCTCTTGCGTATGTCTTCTTAAATCTCCATAACGCTTTTTAAAAGTTTTCTCTTCTCCAG